CCGCATCAACTGTTACTGACATGAACTCACTCGCCATCATCCGCGAATCAGACGGCAAGGTTGTGACCTTTGTTCGCCCCGACCAGCCGCAGGGGTGGAAGCCGCCCGCAGGCACCCGCGCCATTCCTGACACCGACCTTCCGGCCAACTGGGAGCAAGCGGAAGAGGTCAACACCTCCGAACCGATCACCGCCGAAGAACACCTCCGCAGTGTCGGCCTCGCAGGCGACCGCCAGCCCACACTTTTGTATCTGCGCCAAAGCCTCACCGCCGCAGGCAAAACCTGCGCCGAGCTGGACGCCGTCGAAGCCTATTTGCAGCAGATCCTCACCATGTTCGCCGCCAATCCGGCGCCGCGTAACGACTGGCCGAATCCCAGCGTCACTTTTGAAGCCGCCGTGCAGTCCGCCATGCAGGCCCTCAACTCCTAATGTCCCTCAACTCTCAACCCTCAACTCTCAACTGACAAAATGCGCACCGTCACCTTACAAAGCATTTTGTTACGCGCATGGCAACGCGCCGGTAACGATGGCAGCGACATAGCTAACATCCCATCCGGCGCAAGAACCATGATGACCGCCGCCGCCAACGAGCGCATCGCGGATTGTTGGGAATGGGCCGATTGGCCTGAGCTTATGCGCGTCGAGAGCCGCACCGTGCAGGGCGATGCCACCAACGGCTATTACATCGACTATGAGCAAGTCGGCCAGACCGCCATGGGAGAGGTCTTTGGCGTCCTAAGAGACAACCCTGCAACCCACGCCGCGCCCCGCGCCATTGGCTTTACGCTCCTTGGAGATGCCATTCGCTTCCCCGAAGACACCGACCTGCCAACTAGCGTCTACGTCAACTACCGCATCCGCCCGACCGAATACTCCGCAAGCAACCTCTCGGCGACAGTGCCCAGCGTCATCGCAAAAGCAGTTGGTCTGATGCTGAGTGCAGATTTGCTCCAAGAGGACGGACAGACCGACAAAGCACTCGCCATGGAACAGATGGCCGAGTCCGAGCTGATTAGCCAGCGCGACAAATATTACTTCCAACAGGGCCAACCCTCCATGTGGACGGCCCGCGTCAACCAATACTAATCCTATGAACCCTAACGTCAGAACAACGAACAAAGCTAACGGCGTCCGCCTCATCTCCGACACCACGGCCGTCACCGGAACATTCAGCGTTGTCGAAAGCCTCGACGCTGCGACCAAGTTCCACACGCTCGCGGGCAATCAGACCAACGTGGCGAACACGACAGGAGCCAGTGCCTATGCGTTTCCGGTCGGCACCGCCATCGAAGGCAACTTCACCGAGATCAAGCTGCACGCAGGAGCTGTGCTTGCCTACTTGAAGTAACGCATCTGAGGAGCCGCGCGATGAGCCTGTCGTATTTTCATCACAACATGAGCACCACCGAGAAGGGTGTGCTTGGAACGGTTACTAGCATCGGCTCAAGCGTCTTCTCAATGCTCCCTCACCTAGAAACAACCCTGCGAGTCGCCGGTCTTTGTGTCGGCCTCGCGGTCGGCGTAGTCACCCTAATTTCGGTCCTCCACGACCTGAGAAAGAAACAGAAGCAAAAATAATATGCGTAACTACAAAACAACCCTCCTCGGAATCCTCACAATCATCGCCTCGCTCTCGACCGCTGGCCGCGAGTTCCTCGCCAACGGCAGCATCCCCGACCTCGGCCTCATCGCCGCGAGCCTGCTCGCCGGTTGGGGCTTGATCGTCGCCAAGGACAACAACGCCCGCCTCTGACTCCATGCCCGCCCGCGTCACAAAACTCATTGCAGTTGCGATCCTCGCCGTGAGCTGGGCTGTCGCTGCGGGTGGCTGCGTGACGGTCGGGTATGACTTCCTGAAGCAGCAAGCCACCGTCACCGTCAACCCGCCGCCCAAAGGCCACGCGAAGTAACCATGTGGAAGTGGATCAAGAGACTATTTGGAAAGCCGTCCGCGACTGGCCCAGCGCCAGCCTCGCCGAGCTTGCCATTAGAATCCACAACCGTCTCCATACCCGCCGCGAGCAAAGCCTACGACGAACGCAGGCTGAACACCCCGAACAAAAGCGGCAGACCCATCACACCGACCATGATCGTCCTGCACCATACGAGCGGCAGCTATAACGGCTCCGTCTCTTGGTGCATGAACCCTGAGAGCAAAGTGTCCTACCACGTTATCATCGCCAGAAACGGCAACCGCACCGTCCTCGCCGACGATACGGCCCGCTGCTGGCACGCGGGCATCAGCTCATGGCAAGGAGCGCCGGACTGCAACAGCTATTCCCTCGGCGTGGCGTGGGACGGCAATACCTACGAAGACCCGCTCGGTGAAGCGGCCATGGACAGCGCCATCCAATACATCGTGCCCCGCATGAAGCGCTGGCACATCCCGATGTCCCGCATCGTCACCCACCAGCAGATCGCGCCCAACCGCAAGAACGACATCAGCCCCGCCGACGCGGCGCGGTTCAAAAGCAGGCTGAAGGCGGCACTTAACTAATGGCATTAGAATCTCCAGTGCAAAGAGATGGTGACGCCGGATTCCTCGGCTTCGCCTCCCGTTTGAACCCGCTGACGTTACCCGCCGGAATGCTGCAAGACAGCGTCAACATGCGCTTGGATCGCGGGGTCGCACAAACCCGCAAGGGCAGCAAGCGCCTCACCGACACCATCGGCACGACCGGCGCCCCGCTGACTCTCGACTTTACCCTCGGCACCGACAAGGCAGTCACCTCGATCACCCGAGCCTCGACCACCGCGACCGTCACCGCCACCGCCCACGGATTCACCACCGGCGACCAAGTGAACATCCGTGGCGCCGCGCAGACAGACTACAACGGCGACTTCATCGTCACCGTCACGGACGCCAATACTTTCACCTACACCGTCAGCGGCAGCCCCGCGACACCGGCCACCGGCACTATCATCGCCAACAATGGCCCCGAAGTGCGCGACAGCTACGAGGGCGGACTCTACGCGGCCGGTGTCTTCGCCAGCCAGAACTACGACAACGCCAACGAATTCATCGTGCTCGCCGGAAGCGACAGCGCCACCCTTTACCGGCAGGGACAATCGCCGGTGGTCAAAACCTACCCGACCAGCCCCGCCGAGAAGATCGAAGGAACCGACACTGTCAGCGTGCTACAAGCCTTTGATCGTTTGTATATCCTCCGCGAAGCCTCCCGCACCGCCACCGGCTATGAGGAAAAGCTGACAACAGCCTCCGGCATCACCGTTTCCTCGACGACGGCCACGGTCAACGTCACGGCCCATGGCTATCCGGCTGGCGCCCGTGTCCGCATCGAAGGCAGCACCACGCCCGCCTTCGACGGACACGAATACGACATCGTCAGCAGCTCGACCGACAGCTTCACCATCACCGTGCCAGCACTCACCGCAACCCATGCCGCCGCAGGGATCAAGGTGCGGAGAACAAAGCCGCCGATCTATTGGGACGGCGGCGCTGGCAACTTCGTCCGCGCCACCGCAGGCGTTCCCGCCGCAGGTGTGACCTACACGACCATGCCGAGTGTCGGCTGGGTCAGCTACCACAACAACCGCCTCTGGATCGCCAAGAACCGCGACACGGTCGGTATCAGCGACGTTCTCGATCCCGACCTCTACGATCCGTTCTGGAACAGCTTCCGCGCAGGCGCAGGCGGCGATGACCGCATTGTCGCCGTCCACCCATGGGTCGAAGGCCAAGCGCTCGTCTTCTGCCGCAAAAGCATCTGGCTCGCCACGCTCAATCAATTCGCCTCAACCGATGGCAGCGACTTCTCGGTCGATACTCCGGTGTCTCAACTCACGCTCCTGACCAACGAGATCGGATGCAGCGCCCGCAACACCATCGTCACCGCCGGTAACTTTGTCTTCTTCCTCTCAGACGCAGGCATCTACCGCCTAGACCGCGCCCTCGACCTCAAGGTTCGCGGCGACACCAAGCCGCTCTCCGAACCCATCGCCGACCTGTTCAGCACCGTTGTCCAAAGCCGCGTGGAGAAAAGCGCCTTCGGCATCTGGCACAACAACCGCTACTTGGTCGCGCTGCCCACCAGCGCCGACCCGCTCGATGGCAACCAGCTCGTCGTCGCATGGAACGCCTTAACGGACACATGGGAATACCGCGACATCTATCCGAGCAGCGCCAGCGTCAACCAGATCCTTGTTGGGACATACGACAACCAACGCCGCGTGTTCTCGGTCCCGCGCTCCGGCAACCTGTATTTGCTGGAACAAGAGAACACCGCGCTGGACGACAACGCGGTCAACGCGGGCGCCAGCCCTGTCACCGGCAGCATCAAGACCCGCCGCTACGATTTCGGCGACATGCACAGCAAGCGCTTCCTCCGCACCATCGCCGATGTCGTCATTCCGGCAAGCGCCAGCGTCACAACCAAGATCAGCACGATCAATCCCGATACCGAAACCATCGTCGGCACGCTGACCAACGCCGCCGCTGGACCGGAGGACTACAATATGAAAGTGCCCGTGCGCTACAAAGCGCACAGCGCCGAAGTCATTTACGAAACTGCCAACGGCCGACCGGAAATCCGCAGCGCCAGCATCGAAGCCTCGCCCAAGTCGCTACCGCCCACGGAAACCCGCTCTGCCGCCTAATCCCTCAACGCTCACCCCTCATCTCTCAACTACCCTATGGCCTCATATAATTACACCTTCACCTCTGGGGATACCGTGACCCCGACTAAGTTGAATTCTGCCCGCACCGTCAGCGACATCGTCAACGCGGATATCAAGAGCGACGCGGCGATTGCTCTCAGCAAGCTCGCCACAGGTGCGCTTCCTGCTGCGATCACGGTTTCCTCGGATAACTTGGTGGACGGCACTATTGTTAATGCAGACATCAATGCCTCTGCCGCCATCGCAGGGACAAAGATTGCTCCTGACTTCGGGAGTCAAAATGCCATTACAACCGGAAACGTGACTGCGGCAAAACTTATACCAACCGCTGGTTCCGCAACCGGCAATGGCATGTATCTGGCTGCGACCAACACGCTTGGGTTTTCAACAAATGGCACCGGCGCCGCGTTCATAAACAGTAGTGGCAACCTTTGCGTGGGGACATCGTCGGATTTCGGCGGATACAAACTGTCTTTCTTGGGAAACTCGGGGAGTGCCGTGATGCGCCTTGGCACAACCGGAGGCGCTGTCACCTATGCGCTTTTCAACTACAACGGATCGGTCGATACCGGCAGCATCACAACGGACACGGTCAACACCAGCTACAATATCACCTCGGATTATCGGCTGAAGGAAAACGTGAGGCCGATTGACGGCGCGCTGGATCGCTTGCAACAACTCAATCCGGTAAGGTTTTCATGGAAACAGGCTCCGTCGATTGAATCAGAGGGCTTTATTGCCCACGAATTGCAAGAGGTGGTGCCTTCTGCCGTAACCGGACAGAAGGACGCCGAGAAGGATGGCCAGCCCGAATATCAAGGCGTTGATCTTTCCAAGCTCGTCCCGCTGTTAGTTTCCGCAGTTCAAGAGTTGGCGGCTCGCGTATCCGCACTGGAAAACAAATGACTCCGTGGCAAATCGCAGAGAAATGGCACAACACCTACGACGCAACGCTGAGTTTTGCCGAGCTTGTCGGGCAGTATCTGTCTGGCGGTTTGGTCTATTCAACGGACAAAGTGTTCCTGCTTGCCACAGAGGCTCACTGGAACGCAGAGGAGAAGCGCTTTGATCGCGGCGAGCCTAACTGCTGGTTCGTTCAGTTGGCCGCTGCTCTTGGCCACGCAAACCCTGTTGGGGAGTTTATGCGCGTGGCGAGTCGGCCGCAGCAATACGCGGCATGGTGCCGCAGGGGCAGTTTTGAGCCGCGAGTATATTCGTGGGAACAACTAACTAAGAAAGTAGGAGGACAATAATATGGGTGGAGGAAACATTTTTGGAGGCGGCGGCGGTGGTGGCGGCGGCGGCAATCTTGGCCCAAGGCCGGACGCGCCGAAGCCGATCGACTACGATGCCATGTATTCTGCTGCGCGGAAATACGGCAACCTCATGCTCGGCGACCAGACGCAGGCCATGATGAACCTGTATCCGCAGATGATTGACCAGCAGCTTGGCACGGCCCTCGTCTTGTCGAGAAACCTCGACACGCCGATAATGCAGAATGCGCGTCAGGCGATTGTCGAGGAGTTTGGCGTTGCCAATACTCCAAGCCAGATTGAGGCGACTCTCGGCCAGCAGGCTATCAACGACCTCCGCGCCGGACCAACGGCAATACAGCGCAAATTGCAGGCGGACGCCGAGCGGGAGCTTTCGCTTGGTCGGTCACTGTCGGCCGAAGAACAGCGTGACGCGCAGCAGGCGGCTCGATCCGCTTTTGCGGCACGCGGCCTTGGCACCAGCGCAGGATCGTCAGCGGCTGAAATTCTCAACCGTGACTCCATGGGGCGCCAGCGCGAGCAGCAGCGCCGCCAGTTTGCCTCTGGAATTGACGAATATGTGCTTGGCCAGCAGGCCAATCGCCGCAACTTTGCCACGCAGGCCAATCAGTTGGACATTGATCGCCGCCAGCGGCGGGTTGGTTTGGCTGGCGCTTACGCCGACACCGACATGTATCGTCAGGGTCTAAACGCAGCATTCCAACTTGGCGGCTCCAGCTTGGATCGCTCCATGAACTTGGGCGCTGGTGCGTTCAACAACTCGCTGCAAACTGCCGGAAACGTCGAGACGTTTAATCGCAATATGCAGGCGTCCCAATACAATAGCTGGATGAATAACAATGCGGCGGTGCAGGCGGCGAATATGCAGGCCGGTGCCTCGCAGAACGCGGGCATGATGGGCATGCTTGGCGGGATCGGCGGCGGACTGCTCACCGGCGCCGGGTTGGCACTCTAATGATCGACCTTGTCACAGACACTTGCCGAAAGGCTGAGAACTGGTTGCGGCAATACCGCAATCCGGTGGTCTTGTGGTCTGGTGGCAAGGATTCGACGGCACTCTTGCATCTGCTCATCCACAAGGTTGGTGCGAAGTTGCCTTGCGTCCAGTGGCGCGAGCCTTGGATGCGGGAACGCTATGAGCTGAGTGATCGGCTGACCCGCGAGTGGGATCTGGATGTCTATGACTGGGCGCCCAGCCGCATCTCACTGACTGACGGCACGGCACCGGATGGTTCCCATCAGATTGACTTCCTTAAATACCAGCAGTGGGGCCAGCAGACGGCGTGCATGGTGGCGGTGGGAACGCAGGCGCCGGCCGATGGCAAACCTTGGCGGTGCGGGATGGATGCGTTGCAGCGTCCGCTTGGCACTTTTGCTTGGCCGTGGGATGCATGCTTTCATGGTCAGAAGTCGGCAGACGTGGACCCAATCAAGGGCCAGTTGCCGTTAGCCATGGATGTGCGCCGCACGCCGGATGCGCCCGACCAGCTTTTCCTCCTGCGCGACTGGAGCGATGAGGATGTGTGGAATTACCTAGAGGCAGAGGGTGTGCCGAATGACGAGACCCGCTACGGAAAAGACAGCGATGGCCGCTGGCATCACCTCGCCGACCGTTCGCGCAATGCGGATTACTTGCACGTCTGCACGGCTTGCATGAGTCGCAAGGCACCGGCCACGGTCTGGTGCCCGAAGGCGCAGGCCGAGGTGAACAATGTTTCCGCCTATCTGCCCTACGAGGATCACGCGATGCCCGAGCTGGGCCTTGCGCACAAGTCAGAAGATGTGGCCGGTCGCCCTATTGCAAGAATCACAGACGGCCGCGTAGCGGCTTAACAACGAAGGAGAACAAAACTATGTTTGCATACAGTCCAACAGTCAACGACCGCAGCGGCGAGATCACCGCCGCCGGCCAGATCGCATCAGCCAACACGCAGGCCAATATGTATAACCAGCTTGGCAACAATATCGGTGGGGCCTTGGCTACTATCGGCGGGATCTACGGAGAATCCTCAAAGGAAAACAAAAACCAGAAGCGCACCTTTGAGGGGATGTATAACTTCCTCACCAGCAAGAACATGCTGTCACCGGAGCTTAACGCTACCGTTCAGGACTTTGTTCAGAAAAAGGACTTTGCCTCGGCCAACGCTTACATCGCCCCGTATCTGGCAGAGCTAGACTTTGGCCGCAAGTCGATGCTCGCCGGTCGCAGCGGGTTCTTTGATGGGGCGGGCAACTGGCAGATGGCGATGCCGGCGCAGGCCGCTAATCCCGCAAACAAGGAAGGCTTCGTTGTAAAATGACAAACGCAATCCCAACCATTCCGCCGGCCGATCAAACTGGCAAGATGCTGATAAACGAAAACGACATCTTCCGCATGATGGGGAAGGAGCCGGGGTATGCCCCATCAGACCAAGAGCTGGCGAGCGCGAGGGCCATGATTAAGACGTTCAACACCCGACAACTTGAAACTGTCTTTGGCTACAAGGAGCCAACAAGCGTAACGAAATACAATACGGCCACCAACGAAGTAACCGGCGCCGTGTATGAGGTGGGCCGCAACGCGAGGGGCGAAATTATGGAGCGCATTAACCCCGAAATCCTGCAAACCACAGACGGGTATCAGCAGTATCTTGGCCAAGGACGAACGGCAGACCTGACCAACACCAACCGAATGGACACACCGAAGGGATACGCGGCGATGGGCAGCGGATGGATGGGCGGACAGCAGCCCACAGTTGGCATGAACAACGATGCCGCCCGCGCAGCCGCAGCGGCACAGCAAGGACAGGTAGCGCCAGCACCTAGCGCGGCGCCGACGCAAAAGCCGTTCACCATGAAAACATCGGAGGGGCAAAGCCTTACTTTTTCAAATGCCTACGATATTCGTGCGGCCCTTATGCGTGGCGAGCTAACTGTTCCCGAGGCCGAAGCAGCAATCAAACAATCCGGCTTCCAGATCCCCCGATAACCAATCGTGGACAAAGACGTTCAAAGGTTCCTCGGCGTCAGTGATGCCGACAATGACGCCTACCAGCGCGAGCAAATGCAGATCGCTTCTGAATCTGCCAAGTCTCAGTGGGACAAGTCACTTCCCGATGCAGAGCTAGACATCGCTCCAGAAAGGGAGGACGCGCCGCTCCCGCCGGTGTCAGGGTCCTCCCTGCCGCCGCCTACCGCAGCAGACCCCGTGGCGGGAAACTTGCCGCCGGAAGAACTGCCTATGTTTAGCGATGGCAGCGAGCCAGACGATACAGCAGCGGCAGAGGGGATGCTGGACGCAAACCAGCAGCCGCTTTACGCGGACGAAGAAGTTACGAGTTTTCTTACCAGCGACATGCCCCCCGCTGGCATTGGCGCATCACCTTCTGGTGGCGGTGGCGGGGGAGTTGTCGGGCAAGATCAGTCGTTCACGCCGCAAACAGCCATCGACGCATTTCTCTTGGCGCCCGACGAGGGGGCAACCCCCGAAGGTGCCCCAGCCCTCAACCTCATCCGTGGCAACAACATCGCCAGCACATGGAACGCCTTTCAACGTGGGTGGGCCAGCGCAGGCATGGCCATGGAAATGGACGCAGAGCAGCCCAACCCCGAGGCCGTCGTTGCTTACCAGCAAGAAATCCAAAAGCTGCCACCGTCGCAGGCTTACTCCATTACGATGGACGACAACCGCCCGCCGATGGAAAGCTGGAAGGCGTTCAGCTACAATCCGGTCGGCGTCTTTGGCGAACTGATCGGCGAATCCATGGCCGGCTTTACTCGCCAGATGCTTAACAAAGGCGTGGCCCCGGCGGTCTTGTGGACGGGTGCGGGCGCCCTTGTCGGTGGCCCCAAGGGGGCGCTGCTTGGCGCAAGGGCGGGATACGCCAATGCCGTGGGGTTGGCCAGCTACTCGATGGAAATGAGCAGCGGCATCTTGGATTCTTTTCAGCGCGCGGGCATCGACATCAGTGACCCGCAGGCACTGACCGAAGGACTACAAGACCCCGAGCGCATGGCCTTGGCTCGGGAGTTTGCCGAGAAGGGTGCCGTTCCCGTCGCCACCTTCGATGTGGGCAGCGCATTGCTGGCCGGAAAACTTCTTGGGCGACAGGGCACGAAGCTCGCCGGCCGCCTCGCTGCCGGGGCTGTTGAAACGGCGGTTCAGTCGTTCATGGGTGGAGCTGGAGAGGCCAGCAAACAGATCGCGCAAGACGGACAGATCACCAGCGGTCGAAGCATCATTGCCGAGACGGCGGCCGACTCCGTCATGGGCGGCGTTGACATTGCGGTCGGCACAAGGCTTGAGCGCGCCCGAGAACTCCCGCTGGGCAACGCCGCTGTCATCCCCGAGGAGCAGCTTCGGGCCGGCGATGTCAACGTGGAGATGGACGGCCAAACAATTTCTATTCCCGCACGGCCGATGGGGCGCACGCCAAACATGGCTCGGGCCACGCAGCAAAACATTGCCGCCAATGCCGCCGCCGGTGGGACTGCCCCCGCACCAGTGGTGCCACAGCCGGCGCCAGCAGCGCAGCCCGCGCAGTCGCAGCCAGCACAGGGATCGGTCCCGCCGCCGCCATCCCCGGCCCCAGCCAACACGAATCCCGAGCAACGCCCCCGCCAATTTGAGGAGCGGGCGAGCGAGATGCCCAATGTGCCCGCGCAGACGCAAAGCCTTATGGGCAGCGTCTATGATGTGCAGCGGTTCAAGGACTCCATTGAAGCCGCCAAGGCATGGATCAATGACTACGGGCTGGATGCCGCGCGGCAGCTCATGGCGGAAATTGCGTTGACCGACGACCGCAGAGCCATGACGCCGGTGGAAATTTCCATCGCCGTGGAATTGGCCGGCCGCCTCGGAGCCATGCAGGACTACAACGGACAGGCCACGGTGCTGAAAACGGTAAGCCGCAAGGGCCAGACCATGGGCGCCGCCATCGCCCACCTCAAGATCATCGGCATGATGACACCGGAAGGCATCGTCATGTATGCCAACCGCATGATCGAGGACTACATCAACACCCTGCCGCCCGAGCGGCAAGAGGCATTGAAGAAAGCACAGTCCGTGGTGGATCAAATTGGCGCAACGGTGGCTCAAGCCAAGACCGACATTGCCAACTCTGTCTTAAAAGAAGGGCAGTTCGGCGGCGAGCGCATCGGTCTAAGGATCAGTCGGCGCGTTGAATCCGTGCAGCAGGGCGAACAGGTCATGGTGGCCATCCGCGACGTGTTGACCGGCCCAAGCGTGAAAGAAGCGGCCAAGCCACAGATCGCCAAGATCCTGCAAGAAGCCGGACTTTCCAAGGGCGAGGCGGAATCCATTGCTTCCTCCGTAGCCAACCAATTTTACAAGGCCCTCGACCAAGTCCGCGCGCAGCTTATTGCCCCCCGCAAGCCGGCCACGGGCGAGGCGCTGAAGATATTTAACCAACTGCAAGCCGACTTGAAGGCGGGCAACCTAACCGACTCGCAATACATGTCGAAGGTGGCTTCGATCTTTGGCGTCCCCGCCATGACGCCAGAGCTGGCGGCAGAACTGAACCGTTACCGCGAACAGATCCAAGCGACCACGGACGAAGACGTGAAGACGGTGCTCACCGCCAAGATGTATGAGCGGGCCATGAGCATTGTGCCGCAAGACATCTGGGCGCAGACGCGCGCCGTGGCCTACCTCTCCATGCTGTTCGCCCCCAAGACTTGGATCAGAAACATCGGCGGCAACGTCATTCAGTTCGTCGCCAACATTGGCCGCGATGCGTTCATCAACACGGTCGCCGACCCAACGCTCGGACTGTTTGATGGTGGACGGCGAACCACGGCCTCGGGCATCGGTCTCATGGGCGCGGCTGGTCGCACGGCGGCTGGCGCTGCCACGGGTGCAGCCATCGGATCAATCGTTCCAATCATTGGCACCACGGCCGGCGCGGCCATCGGTGCGGGTGCGGGACTGATCTACACTGCATCCGGCGGCAAGCGCATCTCAGCCATGCTCACGCCTGCCAAAGATTTTATGAAGGGGTGGAAGTGGGCTGCTAAACAGAACGCATCCAACACCCCAAGCGAACGCAAAAGCGAACTCATGGCCGGACTTAGCCATCTGCGCGTCATGTCCAAGCTCACCACGCAAAACAAGTGGGAGTTTGGCGATGTGAAGGATGTGAACCGGCAACTGTTCAGCGGTCGCGCCATGCAGATGCTGGAGTCCACGCTGTCTGTCGCCCTCGGCACTGCTGACCGCGCCTTCTGGATGGCGGAATACAGGTCGCGCCTCTCACAGATGGAGGCTGCGGCCAAGAAGAACGGCGAATGGACCGGCCAGCCCACGCCCGAAATGATTGAGGCAGCACAGGCGGATGCCATGTATGCCATTTATCAGAACCCGAACTTCACCAGCAAACTCATCGCCGACCTTCGCCGCACGCTCAACCGTAACAAAGAGTTTGGCCTTGGCACGGCCATCGTTCCGTTCGCCCAAGTCCCCGGCTCCATCGTGGAGAAAGGGTTCGTTGACTGGTCGCCCCTCGGGTTTATCCGCAACATCTACAGCGGAACCAAG